GGTACTCCTGGAGTGCCTGAATCAGTCCGATCGATGGCGCGGCGTAGAAGCCGGACGAGTCGCGGGCCAGGATGGGAACGGTCACTAGGTTTGCCCGTCCCTCCGCAGACAGGTAGGCGTCCACATGCGCCGTGATGGAGGCACACAGCGCCCCCACGCTCCCGACCACGCTTCCAGCGGTGTCGAGTACCGCCACGACAGTACGGGCGTCGTCCAGGGCCTCGAACATCCCCGAACGCGATTCACTGCTTCCAACCGAAGCAGCAGTTGCCGCTAGGGCCTCGGCCAATTCCGTGAGGCGCGTGCCTTGGGTCTCGGTGTCCTCCCCGATGTCATCCAGGTAGTCCCGTGCCTCTGCGAGAGTTTGCCCGGTGCTATCGGCGGTGGATTGCGCAGATCCGGCAGATGAAGCCAACGTCTGGAGTCGTGCGTCTACGGCGGTCAGGTAGCCTATCAGCTTGTTCTTGGTGTCCTGTGTGAGCGAATCGGTGGCCCCTGTGTCGAACGCCAGTACCTCCGTCTTGCAGGACGTGGCGTCCGTGCGCGCATCGGAAGCCGTGGTCGCCATCTCGGCGGCCTGATTCTTCAGGGTACGGGCGTTCCCCACGCCGGAATCTACCGCTTCCCGAACGTTCCCAAGGATAGATGCCAGTGGGTTGAGGGACTCCGCGATGTCGGTGATGGAAGTCTCGGCCTCAGCAGCCAGCCCCTCCACCGTCGTCAGTTGCCCCTCCACCTCTAGCTTGGGGGACTGTACGGTCCCTTTGAGCGTCTGGAGCATCGAGTAGAGTGCGAGGTCGGACGCCCCGTCCTTCGAGGACAGCGCCTTCCCTACCGCGACCCGGCCGTACAGAGGATGGGCGAAAGAACCGGACAGCGCGAAGTAGTCGGCGTCTGTGATGGCGGTGTCGCGTGCGGCGAACCGCTTACCGGCGAACGCCTTGATGTGCTCGACCGATTCCGCGTCGTCCCCACCAACTGACGCACGCGGGTTCGTAGCAGCCAGCTCGATGTTCTGGAAGTTCACGACCAGCGAGTTGACGGGTTCGGTGATGGAGTTGCGGCCGACGCGCCCGAGCGCGCCGCTGCACACGACATAGGTGACCTGAATAGCGGCATCGGCCGAAGGGATGTTGCCAGCCACGCCATCGCCGAACCTGATGCGCGGCGGGGTGTCGGTGTAGGCCACCTCGAACACGTCGGCCCGCTCCACGGTCACGAAGTCGGCCTCGGTGTAGGGTGCCCCGTCGACCTGGACCTTGACCGTCCCAGAGGCGATGAACTTCCCCTCCTCTACCTGTCGAAGGCGAAACTCCTGATTGGCCTCGCCCGTGGCCACGAAGGTCTCGGTCACCGTCTGACCCTCGTACAGCGGGACCGTCTTGGTCTCCGTGCTGCCGGGGTCGAAGGTAACGGCCTGCGCCACTTCCCAAATAGTTCCGTTCGGCCCGCTCCAGGAGAACCCCTTGGGAATGGTGACTGAGAAGTCGTGGGAATCGACCAGGGACACGTCCAGGTCGGTAGAAGACGACACGGCTCCGCTGATCTTGTAGCCGAGCTGCCGAGCCAGGGTGTTCGTGGCGCGGCGAGTCCGCGCGGTCGACAGGTACAAGTCGGACGCGCGTCGGTCCAGGTAGAAGCTCATGGTGTCGAGGGAGAACGCCACGAGGTCCACCAGCATGATGCCGAGGCTGGACAGTGCGAAGTCGTTGAACGTCTCGGCAAACTCCGATACGAGGCGCGCCTCGATCTCGTCGAAGTGGGTGTCGAAGTCGAAGCCGGAGTACTTCACTCGGTTGATGGAAGCCATTCGATCCTCAGGCTATGGGTAGCTCGATGGTAACCGAATCCGAGGTGCGCGTAGCAATCAGCACATAGTAGATCGTGATGATGAGGGACGTATCCTCACGTTCGACCTGGATGTCCCTGAGCGCAACTCGCGGTTCGTAGCGACCCACTGCCGCCGTAATGTCCGTGCGTATCAGCTCCGCCAACAGCCCATCGTCACTCTCGAACACGTAGGAGTAGACCTTGGTGCCGAATCCCGGGCGCATGACGCGCGCGCCTCGCGGCGTGGTCACTATCTTGGTGACGGACTGCCGAATCAGCTCCTCGTCCGTCACTGCTGCCGGAACCGAGACCTTGCTGGCGGAGAACGGATAGGCGATGCCTTTGTAAGTCTTCACGTCGCCCTCCTCATAGAAGTGGCGCGGTAGCGCCGTTCGGGAACTGGACCAGGACCGTCCGCGTGACTGTATCCAGCAGCGATGCCATGGTGGACGCGAACACCGAGTCTTGGTTCGGGGCCGCCAACAGCGTGGTGAGCGCCGGGGTCAAGGCGGCCAGTCCTGCTATGGCTGGATTGACCACCGCCGTTCCAAACACCACTGGAGGGATCGTCCAGTACGAGAGTACCCCAGTAGTCCACGCGGCTGCCACTGTCGCTGGAACTCCGGTAGAAGGAAGCAGTGCCGCAAGCAGCAGCTTCTCCAGTCTGAGTTTTTCCCCTCCCGTGAACGCCCCTGGAGCCCCTCCTCCGGACGCCGCGCGCGCGTAGTTGTCATACGCCTCTGCCCATCGCTGGGCCACTTCCGACCGATCGTTAGGTTTGTCAGAGGCCATGCGCAGTAGCGCAGACTGAATGGCGAGGGGATTGAGCGGCACGCTACCTCCGAACCTTCACGCTCTTGGAGAGCGCCTGCTGCATCTGAGAAGCATTGGTCGGAGGCGTGGTCGTTCCGACAGCACACCCGTGGGTGTGCGTCATGTAGATTTGGGAGTAGGTGTCCCCCAACACGGCCGCTTCAGAGCCGTCCTTGCCGACCACGACCTGGGCACCTTCGAGGACGACCTTCTTCGCGTCTGCCACGGTCACAGTTCCGGAGCACGACAGCGTGATCGCGCCGTCCTCCATGGTGAGGGTGTTCCCGTGCTCGTCCTTCAGCTCGGCTTTCTTGCCGGTAGCATCCAGGGACAACGTGGTCCCGCTCTTGTTCTCGATGAGCACGGAGCCGTCTTTGGCAAACTTGAGCCGTGCGCTATCTCCGTCGCGAGCGGCGGTCTTCTTGGCATCGGACGGGTACTGTGAGGGCTTCCGCCACACCAGCTCAATGGACTCCTCCCCGCTAGCGTCATTGACGATCAAAGTGTGGCCGATGCGAGTCACCCAGCCGCGTCGAGTCGGCTTCTTCCCGGGCTTCTTTCCCGAGTACCCCAGCTCGGACGGAACCTCTGCCTCGCCATGCCATCCGCCCCAGTAGATGATGGGACGTTCCGGACGACCGTTCTCGAAGGCAATGCGCACGCTATCCCCGACCTCCGGGGGCCAGAACGAGCCACGGTCATCACCGGCCCCATCGAAGGACGGGTCCACCCACACGTCGGGAGAGCGCGTGTGTCCGGCAGAGGGGCACAGTATCTGGATGCGCCCACGCTCCTCCGGGTCGTCGTTCCGCACGACCTGCGCACGGTAGATGCCGTAGTAGACGCGGAACATCTCCAGCCCATGAAGCACGAGCTTCTCTAGAAACACATCGAAGGCACTCATGCGCCATCCTTGGGAGTCTTGGCGATCTTGCCGTCGCCACGAGCGTCCGGGGCGGACTTCGTGTTGGCCGGACCGGTCGGGCCGTACATGGAATCGAACTTGTCGTAGAGGCTACTCACGTTCGACACCAGTTCCAGGGAGGTACTGCTCCCGCCTCCGCCGAACGTGTGGGTCAACGAGAATACGCTGTAGGAGGCGTCGAGTCGCTTCCCCAGCCCAGTCACCTCCACCATGTCGCCCGGGAACAGATCTGGGACCCCCAGCGTCTCGATCTCCAGCTTCACCCCCATGTTGCTGGTGGCTAGAGCGAACTCGGCCTTCATTTGCGCCTCGGCATCCGGGAAGTCCGGGTTGGCGGGGAAGAAGGTCGCACCTTCGCCAGTGGTCGGGTTGGCGTCGGGATGCTCGCCCGATGGACGAGGTTGGGCCTGGGCCTGCCCGGTGCGCGCTACTGGCGCGGTCTTGTCGTTGACGCGGGTGACCACAGTTTCGCGAGTTTTGCTGCTGGTGGAGTAGTTCACGAATCCGCGCGTAGATGCGCCGCTCATGTAGATGGCCATGTTGGGCGTGGATGCGCTCAGGATGGGGTACAACCCCACGCTCGGACCGACCTTGCCTTCCGGGTAGTCGAACAGTGCCAGTTTGATCTTGGGTGTCTTGCTGCGCGCCCCGGCCACAGGGATGATTTTGATGGTGTCGTTGAGTAGGTACATCCAGCACCGACTCTGCTGCACCAGATTCCACATGAAGAACCAGTCCGACTTGAAGCCTTGCACGATGTTGACCGGTACCACCTTCAGCAACCGGTACGCTTCTGCATCGGCGGCCTCTGTAACCTCGGACGTGTCGAGCTTCAGTGGGCGCTTGTTGAGAGGATCTGGGCCCTGTACCAGACGCTCGATGGCCTCCAAGCGCGTAGCTCCTGGGAGCGTCAGCCCACCCTCGGCGGTCGTCATGTTGTAGCCGAGCCCCTGAGCGTGGAGCGTGATAGACACGTCCGTTCCAAGCTGGATATCGGGTTTGAGCACGATGCCGGAGTACACCGGGGACAACACGGTCCCGCCCGCCTCTCCTCCGACGTAGCCGAA